CTCAGACGTAACAATGTCTGATGCTATGACAACATATCGCCAAGCCCTACGAGACATTACATCCAGTGCCACATCACTAGACGATGTGACTTGGCCTACGAAACCATAAGGAAGAACGATGCCATACATAGGTAAATCCCCACAGAACGGTGTTCGTAACCGCTTCGTATATCAGGCTACCTCTGGGCAGACTAGCTTCAGTGGCAGTGATGCTGACTCTAAGGTACTGACATATCAGGACAGCTTATACCTAGATGTGTTCCAGAACGGTGTCTTACTTAAACCCGGCACAGACTATACCGCAACGACAGGTACAACAGTTGTACTGGTCACAGGTGCCTCACTTAACGATGTGGTTGAGATGGTGGCATATGATGTGTTCTCCGTTGCTAACAGCTACACGCAATCAGAGAGTGACACACGCTACCCATTCAAGGGTAACAACAGTATCATCCGCTTGAACGGTCAGACCATCACAGCAGACATTACGATTGATGCTGACGAGAACGGTGTGTCAGGTGGGCCTATCACACAGGACAATGCGACTGTCACTGTTAATGGATATTGGAGTATCGTATGACCAGCGTATTAAATGTAGATAGCATTGCGGCAAAGGACGGTACGTCACCTGTTGTGTTGACTAAGCAAAATACAATTAAAGTATTTTACGACAGTAAAACGACATTTGGAACAGCAGATAAAAGTTTTGGTATTTCTTCCTCATCTGATGTTAGTACAGGAGTGACAGGTCTTAATTTTACCAATTCGTTTGACGGTGCTTTTTATGTTGCCGCTGGAATGGTCTATGACGCAGACGGAAATGTATATAATGACCAAGTAACAAAGTCATCATCATCTTGTAGGATAATTGTTTTCGGTGGTTATGCTGGCGGCTCGGCAGGGTCGGCACAGGATAAAGACATAGAAATTATGATTACAGGAGACCTAGCATAATGGCAAGCATACTTAAAGTAGATGCGATTGAAAGCACTTCGGGTGTTGGTGTTCTTCAGCCAACTAAACCAGCTTTTAGAGGTTCAAAGATAGATATACCTAGTGCTAATTATACTACTGAAACAGACATAACTGGTTACACAGAAAGTTTTGATATTGGTGGTAACTTTAATCATACAACAGGAATATTTACTGCTCCTGTCGATGGATTATATCAAATAAACTTTATGATAACTGCCTCCAATACAACAACATCAACCAACCTGTTTGCATACCTTTATATTGACGGTGTTGAATTGGTTAGGCCAAGAAATGACCCACAGGCCGGTGCTGGTGCTTCATTAAATTATTCTTCAGTCATTAATTTAACAAGTGGTAATGAGTTAAAAATCTCATTTAAATCTGATACTGATACTTCAGTAGTCATAGACGATATAGACTTCAGCGGTTACTTGGTAGGATAGGAGCAGGACATGGCAAGCGAACTAAGAGTAAACACCCTGAAGGATGCCGCTGGGAACAACAGCATTGCTACTAGCTTTGTGGCGAATGGTAGCTTAAAATATTGGGGTTTTATTAACCAAGTTACAGGTACAATAGAAGACACCCTAAACATTGCCTCAGAATTAGATAATGGCACAGGTGATACTACAATTACTCTTTCTTCGGCAATGACAAATGGGTTTCATTCATCAAATGTTTCATCTCAACCTGTAGTATCTCCGTATGAAAGACCAAAATTATTTGGTTTAAATACCAGCACAACTCAACGCTTTCAAAATGAAAGAACTGACAATGGGGTTGATGTAGATACTACAGATTTGTCTATTCAAGGCGCAGGAGACCTAGCATAATGAGTAAAGCAGCAGAACTAGCCGCACTGATTGGTTCAGGTCAGGCGCAGGGTAATAAGAACCTGATTATTAACGGTGCGATGGCTGTTGCACAGAGGTTAACCTCACTGACGGTTGGAGACAGCACGGAATACAAAACATTAGATAGATTTGCTATTGGCATTAATGGTACTACTGCTGGTCGTGCAACAATGTCTCAATCTACAGATGCACCAGCAGGGTTTGGGTACTCAATGAAATTTGATGTCACTACTGCTGACACATCTATCGGTTCTGGTGAGTCTTTCGGTGTCTTTCAAAGGATTGAGGGGCAAAATGTTCAACACATGAACAAAGGAATATCAAGCGCAAAGAAATGTGTGTTTAGTTTTTATGCCAAAGGAACTCCTAAAAAATATATTACTGAGTTTCGTGATGACAACTCACGTCAAGTAAGTGCTACATTTGATGTAACAACATCTTGGCAAAGGTTTGAAATTGAAGTTCCAGCAGATACGAGTGGCACTATTGACAATGACAATACTGCTGGGTTTCTCGCTATGTTCTGGTTTCATGCTGGTTCTGATTATACAAGTGGAACGCTAAATACAAGCTGGGGAACATCAACTAATGCAAACCGTATGGTTGGATGTGAAAGTATTTTTTCAAGCACAAGCAATGAACTATTAATCACAGGCATCCAACTTGAAATAGGCGAGGTAGCCACGCCGTTTGAACACGAAAGTTTTGCGGCTACTTTGCAGAAGTGTCAGAGGTATTATCAACAAAGCTATGCACTAGGCACTGTTGCCGGAACCGCAACTGCAGTCGGTAGAGAAAGCGTGCAAGCAAGCGGAACTGTTTTGTCAACAACAACAAGACTCACTACTGAAATGAGGGCGACCCCAACAGTTACTTGCTTTGGGATAACAACAGGCGCAACAGGCATTGATATTAACGGGTCGGCTAGTGCTGGTTTTACTCTTGCAGACCAGTCACCAACTTCATTCCGAGTTGCAAAGGGCGGAACCCCCGGTTATATGAACTACCAATTCAAAGCTGTAGCGGAGTTATAAAATGATTATTATTGCAAATGCAAAATATACTGACCAAGAAGCCACATCTATCTTTTGTGAAATTGATGGAACCGAATGCTTTGTGCCTACTGACCCAGCCAACACAGATTACGCAGAAATCATGCGTCAGGTAGACGCTGGCACGTTGACCATTGCGGATGCTGATTAATGAAGATGGAACAGATTGTGGAACCAGCACTTAAAGTACAAATGGAATTAGATGCACATGAAAAAGAGTGTGCAATGTTTCGTGAACTTGTACATGGTAAACTTGATGGTTTAGATAAAAGAATGTGGCGACTAGAGGCCATGATAATGTGTAGCACACTTGCTATGGTAGCTATGGTGGTTACAGTATTTATGGGAATGAAGTAATATGATGCAGTTCAAAGCGTTTAAACCACAAGCAATGCAGAAGATAGCTGGTGCTATGGGCTATCAGGGTGACATGAACCAGTTCCAAAGCTACATTGAACAAGACCCTGCACGTAAAGCACGTATGGATGGTTTCGTTAAGTCTGCACAACAGATGGCACGTGGTGGTATGGTTAAGAAGCTGGCTGAAGGTGGTGCTATTAATCCGGGATTTGACATAAGTGTTCCACCTATGTATGGGCCAGAAGGTACATACTCTCTTACAGGTGGTCCAAATCCTGATGCACCTGCTGCTGTACCTAACAGCACGTCACCAAAACTGCCCCGTGTTGCTGTACCAAACATCCCTACAGATACACCAACACCAGAAGCAGAAGCCACTTCACCAACACCAGAAGCACCAGAGGCAAGTTCTTCTACTATTAATGAAGCAACTATTGGGCGTATGTACCAACCCGGCTTACCTGTTGGTGGTGTAGTACAAGCTGCTACAACAGCATCTGAGGAAGGTCAATACTTAGCACCTGAAACAGGTACAATTACAGGTAGTGTAGCTGTCCCTACAACTACTGCTGGTATAGCGCAAGCAAGCCCACTAGATAATATAGAGGCTAATGTAGTTACAGCTAATACATCGGCTCCTGCCATTGATACGGCTATGCTTGCTACAGAGGCAGCGCAAATAGCCCCAGAAGACCCCCGCGCACAAGTAACAGCAGCACAACAAACAGCAACTAGCGTTGGAGACTTGACAGCAGCGCAAGGAAATGCTACACTTATAGACTCACCTGTAAAACGTAGTATCCAAGATGGTGAACTAATTAGTGGCGTTGCTAATGCACAGACAGCCGCTACGTTTAACGAGCAGATAGAAGCTGCAACAGCCACACCATCTAAAAAAGCTACTGTCCAAGGTCAGCTTGAAGGATTGATGACACAGTTTGAGGGTGGTGAAACACCCGCATGGGCTGCAGGTGCTATGCGAACAGCTACAGCAGCTATGTCCGCACGTGGGTTAGGTTCATCTACTCTTGCAGGACAGGCTATTATACAAGCAGCTATGGAAGCTGCTAGTCCTATTGCTCAAGCAGATGCTGCTACAACTGCAGCGTTTGAACAACAGAACTTATCTAATAGACAACAACGTGCCATGCTTGCTGCAGAACAAAGAGCAAAGTTTATGGGCATGGAGTTTGACCAAGCGTTTCAAGCTCGTGTACAAAATGCATCTAAGATTAGTGATGTAGCTAACATGAACTTTACTGCTGAACAG